CGGGGTGTAGGCTGAGACCAGTTTGCAACGCTGGCCTTACCGTTGGGTTTACGTTGTTGTTTGTTGCGGACGGCTTGCTGAAGACGTTTTACCGCCTGCCGCTCCGCCATAGGTTTCATAGTCTCCGCTAAGCCCGACAGTGCAGTGCCAAGCATCGGACGCCCCATACTATTAGCTAGCATGGATGCAGTTCTGACGATCGGATACACCGAGGGGATAGACTTCTGTACAGCATCAGAAATCCAGCGGAACCACTTGCCAGCATCGTTATAACCCTGCGGGCATCCCGGAGGTAGCACGTTGGCCACCATATTGTACAGCACCAAAGCATTCGGATCAAACACAGCAGAGGGCTGTGCAAGAGCCAGGAATGCAGGCTTGTTTGCTGCCGGGAGGCGCTCAATTCCGACACGCCACGTAACAAACAATGTAGTCTGTTCCGAAAGGCCGGTAAAGTAAGCACCAGTGGTATTCATTTGCGAGAAGTGCATAGGTCCACCATATGCCCCAGTGTCACCGGGCCCCGCACCGGCCGTCGCTGAAACATTAAAGTTGTACAGCGACCCGTCCGCCACGAAAGAGCCATGGGATCCACCGACAAAATAACCACCCGCGGAAGGCGCGGTTGGGTTATTCTGGCACATCGCCCAAGGACGACGTGTCATACCCTGGAACTTGTTCTCGGACTGGAATTTGGCCGTGTTGTAACAGCCATCCTGCGCAGCCCAAGAGTGCGAGCCGGGCATAATCTTTGCCTCGGCTAGCGTGTTCGGGGGGCACCTGAAGAAGGTGGTAGGTTGAGACATAGGGTAATCCAGGAAATTGTCATTCCCTGGCCCGTATGTGGAAGGCATAGAAGCCCCCATCTCGTAACTGTTACCGTATTCATACACGGTAACTGCACCCTGCTTGTAAATCTGGGCAGTCGTATTGACTACCTCGAACCCGGAGTAGATGATACGATAAACTCCGAGGTCACTATCTTCGAAGTCAAGATAGTCATCGAGATTGATTTGCTGTAGTGCGTAGCCACCGGCCGGAGTTAATGGACAGTGACCAGGGGTGAAAGTCATATTTGCTCCATTAGTTGCATCGGAAGGGACACTGTTAATTAACAGCCCATCCATGCGTGCCAACCTGTTACCGGAGCCGATAATCTCTCCGGCAACGCCCGCGATCGTTGGGCGGGTGTTGTTACCAAACGGGGTAACACGGGCGGACACAACCGCGGAATCGGTCACAGGTGAGAAATCGATGGGAGAGGTCACAATGTGACAATCCCACGTCTCCCCCTGCGCCAATCCAGGGGGCCGGGCGATAGTAACCGCCTGGCGGATCTTCACAACGACCGTCGGCTCGGTCGATACATCTGGGTAACCACGCAGATGCTCGAGCTGAAGGTCATGGAAAGGATCAAGAGCTGACTTCACCCAATCACAGGCCTCGGGCGTGATGAGCCGATTCTTGCAAAGCTCATCCATTGGCTCTTTCGAGCGTACAATGTCGCGTAACTTGGTAACTTCTGGTGAAGCCATGACCTGTGATTTAAATGTAAAAGATG